TGCTTGGCAAAAAATTTGGTGAAGAGTTCCTTAAAGTAGGTTCGGTAGTAACGCTTAGGACTTTAGAAAAAGGTAAGTATGGTAGGTATCTGGGTGACTTCAAAGTGTACGACAAGTGGTTATGTGCAGAACTTATACGTAACCATCATGCAGTAGAGTATTTTGGACAAAGTAAAACTGCGGTAAAACAAGCGCATTTAGCTAATAGGAGTAAAATAAATGCCAAAGAAAGTTGATTCCAGACTTAAACGAGCAGGTGTTAGTGGTTATAACAAGCCTAAACGAACTCCTAACCACCCTAAAAAGTCTCATGTAGTAGTAGCTAAAGAAGGTGGTAAAACAAAAACTATACGGTATGGACAACAAGGCGTTAAAGGTGCAGGTAAAAACCCTAGCACTACAAAAGAAAAAGCTAGACGTAAATCTTTTAAAGCTAGGCATGGAAAAAATATAGCTAAAGGTAAAATGTCTGCGGCTTATTGGGCAAATAAATCCAAATGGTAAAAAACAATGCCGTTAAAAAGTATTGAGTTAAAAGCAGGTATAAACCGTGAAAATACACGTTATGCTACCGAAGGTGGGTGGTATGAAGGTGATAAAATTAGGTTTAGACAAGGTACTCCCGAAAAAATAGGTGGTTGGGAACGTATTTCTGCGGCTACATTTCTTGGAGTATGTCGGTCGTTATGGAATTGGGTAACTATTAATGGGCAGAATCTTGTAGGTGTAGGTACTAATCTTAAATTTTATATAGAACGAGGTGGTGCATATTATGACGTTACTCCTATACGTTCTACTACCGCAGCAGGAGACGTTACTTTTGCTGCCGTTAACGGGTCATCTACATTAACTGTAAGCGATACAAGCCACGGCGCAGGTAACGGAGATTTTGTTACTTATTCAGGCGCAGTAACTTTAGGCGGTCTTATTACAGCCGCTGTTTTAAACCAAGAATATCAAATAGATGTGGTGTTAACTGAAGACACTTACACTATTACTGCTAAAGACACAGGCGGCACAACAGTTACAGCCAATAGCAGCGATACAGGAAATGGTGGCGCTTCGATTGTAGGGGTCTATCAAATTACTACAGGTAACTCTATAGATGTACCGTTTACTGGATGGGGTGCAGGTGCTTGGGGTTTAGGTACATGGGGAGTAGGTGGTACAACTACCCAACCACTTCGTCTATGGAGCCAAAACAATTTTGGAGAAGATTTAGTTTTTGCTTACAGAGGCGGCCCTCTCTTTTATTGGGACGCTACTACAGGCACTACAACTCGCGGAGTTTACGTGTCTTCTTTGGCAGGAGCGTCTGACGTACCTACTGCTGTTAATTATTCTTTCATATCAGATATTAATAGATTTGTATTTGCTTTTGGAGTTAACAAATTAGGGGATTCTCAAATAGACCCTTTGTTAATTAGATGGTCAGATCAGGAAAGTATGGTTAACTGGACACCTTCTATAGGTGGAGAAGCAGGTAGTTTAAGGCTTTCGCATGGGACAGAAATAGTAGTAGCTGTGCAAGCCAGACAAGAAATATTGGTATGGACAGATTCAGCATTGTTTTCTTTGCAGTATCTGGGCTTTCCTGACATATGGGGCGCACAGTTATTAGGCGATAACGTATCTATCGCAGGGCAAAACGCAGTAGCTTACGCTGCGGGTATAGCCTTTTGGATGGGGCGTGATAAGTTTTACACTTACGACGGTACTGTTTCTCCTCTACCTTCCAACGTACGACGTTACGTTTTTAGTGATATCAATGAGTTACAGTTCCAACAAATTGTAGCAGGTACAAATGAAGGTTTTAGCGAGGTATGGTGGTTTTATTGTTCGGCAGGTTCTACTACAAACGACCGCTATGTAGTGTATAACTATGTGGAAAACCTTTGGTTTTATGGAACCTTAGGACGTACAGCATGGTTAGATTCTGGTTTACGGGCTTACCCCTTAGCTGCTACTTACACTAATAATTTGGTTAACCACGAAGTAGGGACAGATAACAAAGAAACTGCTGCCACTACCGCTATTACTGCGACTGTCACTTCTGCTGAGTTTGATTTAGAAGATGGCCATCAATTTGCTTTTATAAAACGAGTGCTTCCCGATGTTACATTTATAGGATCAACGGCTGAAAGTCCTGCGGTAACATTGTCTTTAGAAGCCTTGCGAAATTCAGGGTCAGGGTACAATTCTCCTGCTTCTGAAGGTGGTAACAGTTCAGCTACCGTAACACGTACTGCTACAGTGCCTATTGAACAATTTACCGGACAGGCGTTTGTGCGTATTAGAGGTAGGCAGCTTGCTTTAAAAATCGAATCAGATGCAGTAGGAGTAGCGTGGCAATTAGGAATTCCTAGATTAGATATGCGTCCTGACGGTCGAAGGGGTTAACTATGGCGGCAGGTACTGAGTTAAGGGTAGTTGCCCCGGCGTTACCAAAACCGCCGCAAACGTATGCAAAAGGGTATGCAGATCAATTCAACAACATATTACGGTTATATTTTAACCGTTTAGACCGAGCGATAAGTAATCTTATGTCATCAACAGTACCATACAATTTAAGGGTTTCTCAGGGGATTGTAACGGGCGCTTCTTCTGTCTATAAGTTTGGCTTTAATTCTGATATTGACACTTCAGAAGAGACTATATGGAGTCTGGGAGGACTATATTCCTACTCCACTTCAGCCGCTGTTGTTTACCTAAGCAGTACCGATGCCAATGACACAGTATCAGGCACAGGCGCTAGGACAGTAACAATCGAAGGATTAGACAATAATTACGCTGCCATTTCTGAAACGCTTAACCTCAATGGTCAAACTCAAGTAGCTACTACAAAACAATTTATCAGAGTTAACAGAACCTATGTTGCTACCGCAGGTACAAATGGCACAGCGGCAGGCACTTTATATGTAGCTACATCAGGCTCATCTAGCGGCGTACCTACTGGAACTACTTACGCTAACATCCCCCAAGGAGATAACCAAAGCCAGATGGGGGTTTATACAGTCCCCGCAGGACATTCTTTCTATATAGACAGCACCAGTTTTACGGCTGCGGTTGCTACTGCTACAAATTCAGTCACTACTAAACTTATGACGCGGGAAGAATCCGGTGTGTTTAGAACTAGGTTTATAAATGTTATAGAAAATAATCACTTAGCTAATAACTTTGAATACCCAATAAAAGTGCCTGCTAAAACAGACATAGAGTTACGAGCTATAGGTTCAGCAGCTAATAACCAAGTAAGCGGTTCTTTTGAAGGGGTGCTAATAGCAAACTAAAATGGCTAAGGTAACTGCTGATTTTGACATAGTAGAAGAAACCATACGGCAACTTTCGCCTAATAAACCTAATCAAGGGTTTGATATGGTGAATGGCATCCCTGTACCGGAAGACAGATCAGTAGCTAGGTTTGAAGGAGATGGCCCTGATAATTGGTTTGATGACGCTTATTCTGGAGGTGGGTTTGGTGTAAAACCCGGAGGCCCATCTATAGGCACACTACAGATGATGGATGCCGTATCTCAAATAGCCGCGCAAATTGCAGGGCCAAAAAATACTTTTGACCGTAACCAAATAAAACCTCCAACTGCTGAAGAAATAGCTAATACTTCGGCTGAAGACTTGTTAGCTAAAACAGTAAGGCCCGAAGATGCCGAGTTAATACTTAAATCTAAGATCATAGAAGCAGGGGTTACCGACCCTCAAGCTCAAGACATGATTTTAGCCAAAGGTATGACTGCATTTACGTCAGGAAAAGGGCCTACTGCTGTTTTAAATAGTGCAGCTACAGGTATAGAAGACTTTGTAAATGATGTGTTAGGTAGAGTTAATAGTGTAATTGGCCCTCTGTACACAAAAGGCGAAGACTTTCTTACCGAAATGATCGACAAAGTAACGGATAAGGTTCCTTTAGCTAAAGTGTTGATACCTAACCAAGGCACTGTAATAAATGCGGGAACAGGGCAGGTTACGGGTACTTATACACTGGGGGGAAAAACCCCTCCTTGGGCGCAAACCGGAACGGGAGGCTTTGTTTTAGCTAACCCTAACGCAGGTGGAGGAATTCTTACTTCTAAACGGGGGCCAATTAGTGTCTCTACAGGAAGTCCCGCAGCCGATAAAATTTTAGGTGCTGTGTTAGGTGGAGGAGATATAGACCTCAAAGATATAACTGCGGAATCTGTTATTGGTGAAGTTGCTAAACAAGCAGGGATTGACCCCAATGTGTTAGGCCAAGCAGGAAAAACAGTAGTAAGTACGGCAAAAAAAGTTTTAGACCAAATAGATAATGCTAATAACAATAAGCTAACGGTTAAATTAGACCCGTGTGATGACCCTACTAGCGCAGCTTACAATGACCCTACTATTTGTCCTCAGAATGTTACTGGTGGTCAAGCTGCTGTACTTCAAGACCTTACGTGTTGGAACGCTAACGGGAAGTCTCAAGACTTTAAACAAGTAGCTTCGTGTCCTGATACGTTCCCTTATACCAGTAATCCTTTCGATGCAGGTGGTGTTCAAGCTACCGTACCTATAGAAGGGAAAGGAAAAAAACCCTGTGAGATAGTTAATGGAGTTNAGTATGTACGAGATGCAAACGGAAATTGTGTCCCACCAATGGATGATGGAAAGAATTTTCAATCCCCTGATTTAAAGTGTAAGGATAGTGGAGGTGTATGGGACTATAACAGCAAAACCTGTACTAATTGTCCTGATGGGAAAGAAGGTTTATTTGGGGTATGCGTAGATAAATGTGGCCCAAACCAAGAAAGAGTAAATGGGGTATGCCTAGATAAGAAAAAAGACCCTGATGATAAGAAAACAATAGTGTGTGGTGACGGAAAAGAATTGGTTAATGGGGTATGTGTAGATGAGTGTGGCCCAAATCAAGAAAGAGTAAATGGGGTATGCCTAGATAAGAAAAAAGACCCTG